TAGATACAACAAAAGACCTAATTACTGTATTATCTAGTGATGCGGGAATTCCCGCATCACTTTTGGTAGATTCAAAACGAGGTCAAACATCTAAATTTCAACAAGGCTCGAGGCTTTAATGGGAATACTGATTTTAAATAACTAGCATATATCCTACTGAAATATAAGAAGTATATAAGATTAAGAATATAAATCCTTTAAAAACATCTATAGATGATGAAGATAATCCAGTAAAAATAATCTTATTTTCGTCTATAAAATTATTATATAATTCAAATATTTTTTCAAATTTATTTTTGTAGATTTCCGTATCTTTTAACTTTTTTGCTAGATAGGGTAAAAATCCATAACTCATACCAATAGTTACTTGAGGTCTTCCAGATACAGTATTGCCAATATCATCAATTGGCACTCTCTGATAAAAATTGTCTTTAGATATCTTAGTCATTGAACAGTTTGAATTACTCCCTCCCGCGCCGTATTTTCTTAAATATTGAGAATTATCTGATCTGATATAGTTTTCAAATTTATCAAAAATTGGTTTTACACCTTTTTACATTTCAAACGCACAATTATAACATTTCTTATATGATTCATCACATTCTTTATGACATTCATCGCAAATGCCTTTCCTACAATTATTACATCTATTAACTACTCTGTTTTTATGTGGTGCTCCACAATATTCACACGTTCTTGAACTTTTTGGAATAAATTTTTTAATACAACAATTGCCTAATACTAATATTTGTTCTCCGTCTGTTATATAACAATTTTCATTGATGTGATGACCGCAAACACATTCATTTACTTGTTCTGGTAAATCTTCATTTTTACAACATAGTTTAAAATAATTTAAATGACGATCTTTATTTCCTCCGCAATATTTCCAATTACTATTTTTAATTTCAGTATATGTTAACCCATATTTTTCTAATCCTTTAATAAATTTGTTTGTTAATTCAATTGAAGCGGCTTTAGTTGTCATTATATGATATTTATATTTAGTAATAAAATTTTAATTTATTTCAATTTTATTACTAAATAATCGGCGTTTGAAATGTAAAAAGGTGTAATACATTTTTTACATAATTACTACTGTCCTCTGTATATTCTAAAAAATTGTTCATATTTTCAAACTTAAAAGGACCTATATCTATCTCTATATTATATCACATTTATCTTCGTCTCTTTGATTATTTTTCTCTATTGTTATTTTTAAATCTTCATCTGTATTTATAGTTTCTATCGTAATGATAGACACTCGTATTATGATCATGTAAAGATGTAAAAATAAAAGTTATTCCTCATGAAGGTATTCACTCAAGTAAAGAATATACAATCACCATGAAATTTCAGGAACAAGGAAACTGGCCTTTGGTATTTATAGATTCAGTATTGTTTGATAAAATAAAAACAACTCAATATTTACAAAATAAAGGTAGAGTGGGAGAACATAAAGGAATATGGTTGCTTGGAAATTATATCCACAACGAATAGGCGGTATAAAAACAGTAGATATTTTAGCATTTTATGATGAGAATATTTCCGGAAAATACAAAAAACATACAATTATTATGGATAATGCTGTAATACATAAATCCAAACTGATTAGGGAAAAAATAGAAAAAGACCAAAATCATTTGTTATATACCGTTCCATACCATCCGGAAACGAACGCAATAGAAGAGTTTTTCAATCAGTTAAAACATTACATAAAAAAGAAAAGTCCAAATACATATGAGGATATTGTAAATGTAATTACAGAAATAATAGAATATAAAATAACAAAGAACCATTTATCAAATTACTTGAAACATAGTTATAAGATATACCAATCATAACTGCGTTTTTGTCTCATTTTTCTTTCCGGTCGGTGTAATAGTAGTATTATTTGTTTTATTTTTTAATTGCAAAGCGTCTTCTATAAATAATTCATTTTTACTGACAAAAATAATAATTTGTGTATTTTCCAATGTATTGTTTATGGTGAGAGTTGTGTTGAATATTTTTTTAAATATTTTTTTTACTAATTGTGGGTTAAAATTTATATCATCTTCATAATATTTTTTACTTGAGCAAGATAAGTCTGTGACTGGTGAAATTAATAAAAGTTTTTTTGGTGATTTTATTTGTAGAGCAAGATATCCTCCGGCAGAATCTGCTATTACAGAATCAAATTGGTGTAAGGAATAGATATAATTGATTTCGTTGATTGCGTTATTTATAAAGTCTGAATTATTTGAATATAGGGTGTAATTTGGAAACCATATTTCTATGTTTTTTCCATTTTCAATCATTTTTTTATAGATAGTGATACAGAGAGATCTGAATGTCATATAATCACCTGATATAAATCCTCCTCCATGAATATATAGAATTTTTGTGTTGCTATTTCCAATTTTAAATATAGGGATATTATTTATGATTATAAACTTTTCAAATGAATAAAAAGTATTCCAGTTGTAATTTATAATTCCTATAAAAGGTTTTTTTATAATATTCAATGGGAGAAAAGTGAATTGTAAAAATCTGAATAATTTTATAACATTTTCTATTTTTTTAAAGATAAATAAGAGAGTATTAAATATAGATTTTATAAAGATAATATAAAATAAGGAAGGTTTTATATTCCATGTATATGGTTCCATAAGCGAGTGGTTTAAATTGGTCATGGTGTAAGTTATATAGTTATAATTTTAATTTTTAAAGTTATTATAGGAATATAGGAATTATTGGAGATTATATAAAAATTAAAATATAACTTAAAAAATATATTAAATAAAAACCATGTCAAAAAGATCAGTTGATTCTTACGCGAAATTTTCAGGATATAATTCAAATGAAAAACAGAATAATCAGACTAATTATAGTTCAAATTATGCTGATCTGCCACCATCTCAGATGCCTGATCCAAATAACAGATTTGCTAATAGTCCCCAGCCTCTTCCTACATTAGATGTTGAGACAAAGCATAATGTACGTGAAATTGAGAGTGATAAGCTTTATCAGTTGTTGGCTGATCCAAATTATCATTTTAATAAGAGAGGACCAACAAAGGTTTTTGTAAAGGTTTATACACCTTGGTGTGGTCCATGTAAAACTATAGCACCAAAGATAGAGGAATTGTCTGTAAATCCGATGTATCAGGATATAATGTTTGTTCAGCTTAATGGTGAGCATGTTGGTGAGAATCTAAAAAAGTTTATTAATATTTCAGCTGTGCCTATATTTTTTGGGTTTGTTTCTGGAAGACAGTTAGGGGATTTTGTGATTGGTCCAGATATGAAGAAGATTGTTGAAAAGTTGGATGATATGGCTAAAGTTCAATAGGAATTTAATAAAGTAAATATAAATAAAAGTGGGTATAAATAAAAGTGGATATAAATAAAGATGATGAGCGGATCGAATCCTATGATGACAAATTTTGGTTTATTAACAGGATTTATACTTTTATTTCAGACTATTATTATTTTAGTGTATATGCGTAGTAGAAAATTGTATCGAAAATGTATTAAAAGAATGGAGTATAATAGAGATAATTATTATTATAATGATAAGGATAATAAGGATGATAATAGCGATGATAATAAGGATGATAAGGATGAAGATTTTAATGTGTAGAGTTAAGAAATAAATATAAATATATTTAGCTAAAAATATATTTAAAAGACATTGATAATGTAAAATGGCAAAAGAAACGAAAGTGGTGAGAATACGAGAGTTAGATCCAGATATGATTGCTCCGTCAACAAAAAATATGAACCGTCCTGATCAGGGTGGTTCAAAGATTGTTGTTATAGGAAAGCCTGGTTGTTTTGAGAAGGGTACAAAAATTTTAATGTATAATAATGTTAATAATGTTAATAATGTTAATAATGTTAATAATATTTATAAGAATGTTGAGGATGTAGTAATAGGGGATGTGGTGATGGGAGATGATAGTACACCAAGAACTGTTTTACAGTTGTGTAGAGGTTCGAGTATGATGTATAGAGTAATTCATGATAATAAGATGGGCGAACCTTATGTTGTTAATGATAAGCATAAGTTGGTTTTGATAAATGTAAATACAAGAGATATTATAGAGATGAAGGTGTGTGATTATTTAGGAGAGTCTTTAGAGTGGAAGAGTAAATATAAGATTTTTAGAAGAAAAGTTGAATTTAAGGAAAAGAAATTGATAACGCCTGCTTATGAGTTTGGGAAGTTGTTTTTAAGTTTATCGAGGTGTGTGAATGTTCCAGATGAGTATATTTACAATACGATGGAAGTTAGAACTGAATTTTTGAGGGGATTTTATGAAGAGATAGGAAGGTTTTATGATAGTATAAATAAAGAGACATTAGAGAGTGTAGATTTTATTAAAAAGTCTCTTGGGGTTTATTATCAAGAGAATGAGGTATATTTTTCTATAGAGGAGATTGGAGATGGGGATTATTATGGGTTTACATTGGATGGTAATCATAGATTTATGTTGGGTTCATTTGATGTGGTAAGAAATACAGGAAAAACTACTTTAATTACAAGTTTATTGTATGAGAAGAGTCATATATTTCCTATTGGAGAAGTTATGAGTGGAACAGAGGATAGTAATGGTCATTATGGGAAGATTTTTCCGTCATCTTTTGTGTATAATGCGCTTGATAAGGATCAGATAAAAAATTTTATTGATAGACAGAAGATAGCAAAGCAGCATTTACCAAATCCTTGGGCTATTTTGTTATTGGATGATTGTACGGATGATCCAAAATTATTTAACGATCCTCTTTTTCAGGGTATTTTTAAAAATGGGAGACATTGGAAGATTTTGTTTTTGTTGAGTTTACAGTATAGTTTGGATATAAAGCCTGTTATTAGAACAAATGTGGATGGTACTTTTATTTTGAGAGAGACAAATATGAAAAATAGAAAATGTTTATGGGAGAATTATGCAGGTGTATTTTCTGATTTTAGTCAATTTTGTGATGTACTTGATCAGTTAACAGATGATTATACGGCGTTGTATATACATAATCAAACACAGTCAAATAAGCTTGAAGATTGTGTGTTTTGGTATAAGGCACGTCCAATACCGCAAAACTTTAGAATAGGGTGTGATGAGTATTGGTTATATCATGAAGAGAGGCATGATAAGTCTATTGATAATTAATAGGATTAAAGAAGATTAAAGAAGATTAAAGGTTATATATTGAGATTCAATATATAATTGGAAGTATTATATTTTTTTATTTAACAATTCGATAGATGATGGATCCGTCTTTTCTTGTGATTCTAATATACTCGCCACGTTTGAAAGAGTAATATCTTGCGATAGGATCAGTGTGTAATATAACGGGTAGTTTACCTTTATAGTTTTTATCAAGTTCTTCTTTTTCTGATCCTAGAACACGTGTGTGGCGTGGAACGAGTCTGTGTCTTGTGATATTTAGTTGTAGTTCGTGTAGAGCAAATAGTTCGAATTCATATTCAAGAGTTTCGAGTGATTTTTTGGCGCTTGATGTTACGGTAGCTTTGTATATAATGATACATGACTTTGCGTTTTCCTTATTCATGATTGATATTTTATCTTTAATTCCTTGTATATTAAGTTTATCGTCTTCGTTGATAAATACGATTGTTATATTGTTATATTTTTTTGCTTTGATGATGAAAGGTTGTTCGTTAGTGAATTCGTTGTCTGCGTAGTCTATTTTATATTCTCTGTCAATAAGAATTTCAAGTATAACTTTAATGGCTTGTTTTTCTCTACATAAATGAGAAGAGGAAGAGGAGGAAGACGAAATAGAGGAAGAAGAAGATACTGATGAAGTATCTGGGGATGTTGCCATTATTTTTTATTTTTTAAAGTTTTAATATTAAAATAAATCAATTTTAAAATAATATATTTTAAATAAAAATGTCATCAAAGAATTTGGTTAGTATTAAAGATACGTTAAAGAAAAAGATTAAATCCAGACAGGACGAGGAATCTAAAAAGAAGAAGGATCCTTTGTTTGATAATCCTATGTTTACTGAGATGAAAAATTCTTTATCGGAGGATGAACAGAAAAAATATGAAAAGCAGGGAAAATATATGTATGAAGAAATGGATCAGATAACTGATAATGGAGAGATGAAGGCTATTGTAGATACAGTTTCACAGATAAGATTAATGGTAGAATCTGGGATGCATCCGTCTTTTTTGGATAAAGAAGAGAAAGAGTTTTTAAAGAATTATTTGGGTGAAAATTGGTATGAAACTTTTGGGTATTTAGAAAATGATCTTAATAGATTAAATATGTAAGTAAAAATTAAATGTGTATGTATGAAAAATTAAATAACTGAAATAATAAAAAAAAAATTTTTTATTATTTTATAAATTAAATATGGTTTATTATTTAAGACCACGTAATAATCAACAAGTGTCGTATAAGTTTCCAGTAAATTCAGAGGATGTTACTGGTTCAGATTTGTCCAAAAATCATGAACAGATAGTTACATATTTAGTTATTACACTTTTAGTAAGTGTTATATCTACTCTTGTTATTTTGGTAGGAGTTAAACCCGATGATAATGGTTTTAGTTTCCTGTGTGTAAAACAAGATGATGGAAAATGCAAAGTAAGTGTTTTTAGAGTTGTATGTTTATCAATACTACTCGGTGTCTTAGTAGCAGGAGGAGTTTTTGGATTAAATAAAGTTAATCCAGAGTTACTATCCCTATAAATTAATTGTATAAATTATTTAAAAGATAACTTTTAAATAAAAGATAAAGGGTGGAATGCTTTCTCAAAAAATTATGGATCAGTCTGATTATAAGATTGTAATGAATATGATTAATAAAGCTCTTAATACAGATGGTCCAAATGGTTCTATATCAGTTGGAAAGTATTATGCGAGTAAATATAAGGATATGATTAATAATATGTTGTGTCAAGATGAATTGAATGTAGATATATTAAATGAATTATTATCAATAGTTGATAGGGATTTGATAGATGTTAGAGAAGATTGTAATAGACGTATTAGATCTTCATATACTGAGTCGAATGCTTATATGATGTCAATGATGATTGATTTTGTAAAGTCAATTTAATTTATACGGCCATATTTGCTTTAATAAATGGGTGAGGGTTATAATCTGATAATTCAAAAGAGTCAATAGTAAAATCATCAAACGAATTATGTTGTTGTTTAATGATAAGTTTTGGAAATGGTCTAATACTTCTTGATAATTGTTCGTATACTTGGTTAATATGGTTAGAATAGATATGAGAATCACCGATTGTATAATAAAGTTTTCTTGGTTTGTAACCGGAAAGATGAGCAAACATATATATTAATAGAGAATAACCAGCAATGTTCCAAGGTGCTCCTAAAAACAAATCATTGGATCTCATATATAGTTTTCCGTCTAAATATTTATTTTCAGATACATAAAGTTGTAAAGATAAATGACAGGGTTCAAGAACCATTTTATCAAGATCATTTGGATTCCAAGCGCTCATAAAAATACGTCTACTTGTTGGTTCAGTTCGTAACAGATTAAGCATTCTTTCAATTTGATCTACACCTTTACTATTTGGATCAAGAAAATTTCCTCCAAAGTTTCTCCATTGATAACCGTAAAGAGGACCAATATCACCTTCTTTGTAATTAGTAAATCCTCTATTATCTAAAAATTCTCTTGATGTGTTTCCTGACCATATATTAACCCCGTTTTCAACTAAAAACGTTGTGTTGGTTGATCCAGATAAAAACCATAGTACTTCTGTAACAATATTTTTAAAGTTGAGTTTTTTTGTTGTTAAGAGAGGGAATGAATGTTCTATGTCTATTTCGATTTGTGATCCAAATAAAGAAATTGTTCCGGTATTTGTTCTATCATTTCTTTGTTCACCAAAATCAATGACAGATTGTAGTAGATTTAAATAATTTTTTTCAGAAGTTTTATATTTTAAGTATCTTCTGTATTCAATTGATACATTACAATTATTAATCTTGCATATATCAGTGCTTATATCTACTTTATCAATATATAAATTTTTAGTTATATCTTTAAAGTCAATAAAGTTATCATATGGTAGATCTTTATCAAAAAGAAAAGATGTCATTAATACTTCTTCGCATCGAGTATCTTTAGATGCTTTTTCTAAGAGGTCTACTCCTCCTATAATAAATATTTTACCAATTTGGTTGGAAATAGATTGGCAGTGTGATAGACAATTTTCGAGAGAATTAAAATAATTTTCTTTGTTATCGTTATCAGAGAAACCAATATTATTATAAGATAAAACAAGTTCTAATCTATCGTTAAGTTTTGGTTTTGATAAATATGTATTTCTTCCCATAATAAGGACATTTTTACAATCTTTTTTATATTCTTTTAGAGTTATTTTTTTAAAGTATAGCATGTCTTGTGATATTTTCCAAGGAAGATGAGATAAGTTAGAAAATCCTCCATTTTTTAAGTCTACGGCGAATAATAATGTAAAAAACATAGTTATTTCTTTTGTTTTATATTTTATATTTAATTTTTAAGAAAGATTTAAATGTTTTTAAAAATGATTTAAAATAAAATGTAAAATAAGATTTAAAACAAGTTATCTAAAATATAAATATATAAAATGGAAATTGATACCGAATATGTTGAAGTTAAGCGTAATATTATTCCAAAGTTATTTTCTGACTTGAATATTTCTATTTACAATTTGCCCTCCAAAAAGATCCCTTCTTGTATACTACCACAGTGGAAAATTAAAGGTGAAGGTTTCGAGAATATTAAGGGTATCGAGGGTACCGAGAATCTCGAAAATATTAATAAGATTTTAAAGAGAAATGAGGGATTTTATATTTTAGCCAATAAGGTTAATATTTCAAAGCATTTAAAGAAAACTAAATTTTGTAATATTTTTATCCAAGAAGGGACGTGTAATCGAAAGGTTTGTAATTTTGCCCATAGTGTAGATGAATATAATTTTCCATGTTGTGCTTTTGGGAATAATTGTAAGATTAACAATTGTAAGTTTAAACATCCATGTGAAGGACTTGATAATTATAAAACAAGAATTAATTTTAAAGTTCCTCAAAATATTAATTAAAAAATATTATATTATATTTTTTAATATAATATAAAAAATGATATGTGCAGCGTGTGCTCTTTTGCCTATAGCTGCTCTTGGAATAGGATTATCTTTTAGTGATACATATTTTATGGGATTATTAATTACTATATTTTCATTGTGTTTATATCTATATCTTTATGAAATAAAAAAATGTAAAAGTTGTCGAAAAGATTAGATTAAATAATCATTTAATCTTAACTGTGTTAACAAATATTTCTTTAAACCTTTTTCACCTACTTTATAAGGAATTTCTATTAATGTAATTCCTTCGTTCATACACTTTTGTTTTTTCATTTCATCTCTATATCTTTGCATTCTGAAAGCATCCTTATTTCTATGAAAGAATGGTATAAATTTGTAGTGTTGATCTCCTTGTACTTCTATAGCAAGTTTAAGGTCGTCATTATACAAGTCGAGTTCAAGATTGTATCCAGTAACGTCATTTCTTAAGAAATGAGGTCTAACTTTATAAAATGGTACATTAAAAATATTTTCAATTAAAAATTTTGTTTGTAATTCTAGTTTACTGTCGTTAGGAGTATGTTGCATATATTCTAATTCTAAATTATTATGTTCCCCTCTTTTTTTTAAAAATGGAATTTCATTATAGGTTCCATTTGTTTTAAATAAAAAGTTATAAATACATAATATAATAATAATAAGAATACATAATAAGGATGCTATTTCGAATCCATAATTTTGCCAATAGTCTTGAAATCTCCTTGTAAAACTTTCGCTCATTTATTTTAATTATTTTTTTTTAATTATAAAATTGAAATTTAATTAAAAAATTCTTTCCATAGACAGGAATACAGGAATATGAATAATCAAGATACTTTTAATATTATATGCTCATATTTAAATCCAAAAGAATTGGTAAAATTTAGTTTTCTCTCAAATATACATAATAAGTGGACAAATATACATCTCACTAAAAATTTTAGAAAACTTAATATAGAAGAGTATGTGTGTCCGATATGTGCTAATTGGTTAGAAGATAAAGAAGATATATCAAACTATAATGAATTTAGTGACTATTATATGACAGATGATATGAAAAGATCAAGATTCTATTCAGTAGAAGAATGGTTTGGTGATAGTAGTTATTATGACTATCAAATAGAAAGATCAAAAATATTATGTGATGATTGTGAGTATAATGAAGATTATTCTGAAAATATTTTTATAAATTTTAGATATAAAGGTTCAAGAGAGTATACTATTCTTTATTTTTATAGTATCTATAGTTGGGTAGCATTATGTTTAAAATATAAAGACAAGATTTGTTGGAATGAATATAGAAAACCTATTTCTATAACATATAAGGAATATATAGTATCTGAAAATTCCAATGATCCTTATAGATACAATTATTCTAATTCTTACAATAATGAAGACGAATATGACGATGATAATGATGATGATAACGATGATGATAACGATGGTGATAACGATGGTAATAATGATGAATATGACTATCAACAAGAATACAATTAATTTTTATTATCAAACATAATAAAAATTCTATTACTGAAACAAAAAGGAATGTTTTAGGTTTTTATATTTTTTATTAAGATTATTTATATTGAATAATAATCAATTAGACAATTTAGCATTTCTTTTTGAATTACACCATTGGGTAAACATTTACATTCTTCATAAGAAAGTAATAAAGCTTTTTCTTTATCAAATCCTGATTGTATATAATGTTTAGGAAAGATATTTAATTGTAGTTGTTCAGGGGGTATAGATAATTTTACTGCTTTGGGATTTTTTCCTGCATCTACTAATATTTTTACCATGTATTTTTGTAGAACACCGTATAGTTGAACATTATTAATATTACAAAATGTTCCATAAAATCTTCTTAGGGAGTTAACAGTTGCGTCTCTAACATCGTTAACATTATTTTTTCCATATATTTTTTGTGTTATTGGAATAGGATTTGGTATAACTGGTAGCTGATTGCAATTCATTTTATTATAAATATTTTAATATTTTATAGATAATATTTATAGATTAAAGTTATAAAAACCGAAAATAGTGATAATGAGCTTGAAAATAATAGAGAATAAATAATAATTAAACGAGTATCTAAATCTTCAGTATATTCTTTTTTTACATAGTCTGGTCTATAACTAATGTAATATATTAGAAATAATAAAAAGAATAAGAAAAAAGATACGATAGAAACTCGAGTATAAAGAGTAGGAGGTGAAGTTATATACATTGTTAGTTTTATTACTTTTATTATAATTTAAAATTAAAAAATAATTTAAATATAATGGCGTCACTATCATCTTTTAATTTTTTTTGTAAGACGTCTGAAGGATATATTATAAAAACCTTGGCAGAGTTACTTCAAAATAATATTAAAAATGGGTGTTTTATTTTGAGTAAGAAAGGTATTATATTAAGAATGACTGATAGTAATAAAAAAATATTAATTGATATTGATATGCAAGCAGATAACTTTGGTCAATATAAATATAAACTTAATACTCCTACTTCAATTGGTTTAAATTTTTCTCACTTTTATAAGATGGTAAAAAATATAAAGAAGAAGGATAGTGTTGTTTTATTTATAGAAGAAGATAAAGAAACAGACCTTGGTATAAGAGTTATACCAAAAGAAAAAAATAGAGTAACAACAAGCTATGTAAAGATTCAAAATCTTCAGAGTTTAGATATAGAACTACCAGAAGGATATTCAAATTCTATTATTGTTCCAAGTAATGAGTATATTAAAATGATAAAAGATCTTAATAATATTGGTGGTCATAATATTGGGATTTCATCAAGTAATAATATGATACGTTTTAGTTGTAATTCAAATGGTATATATAGTAGAGATATTGTTTTTGGAGACAATGATGATAATGAAGAGAAAGATAATGTTTTACAAGATTTTGAAACAGAGCAACTTATACGTATATCTAAAGTTGCTGGTTTAAGTACACAAATACAAATATACCAATCACAAAATTTGCCTATTTTATTTAAAAGTAATATAGGAAATCTTGGAAAGATATATGTTTACCTAAAAGATAAAATGTTGCAAGAAGATTCGCTTAATGATAATGATGAAGTATAAATATAATTTTTTATTATTTTATAATAAAAGATGTCTGATATGAATGATGATAATTTTGATCCACAGTTTCATGGTATTCTACATTTAGAAGATTTTGATTTTGATGAGAATGGTAAGCTTAAACAGTTACCAAAACCTTATGGAAAAAAACCTGTTGTTGTAATGGTCTTTGCTACTTGGTGTGGTCCATGTAAAATGACTAAACCAGAGTATAAAAAATTAAAAGATATGGTTAGTAAGGATGGAGATAAAGTTGTAGTAGCATGTATTAACGGGTCAGGTAAAGGAACACTTCCATCTGAACAGAAATTAACAGAGAGACTTAAAGATATCTTTAAAGGTTTTAGAGGATTTCCACATATTGCTGTAATTGATAGTAATGGAAATATTGTAAAAACACATGAAGGTCCAAGAAAAGCTGAAGATATAATGAATACTATAAAAAATGTTAAATAAATCATCCTAATCATCCTAATAATCCTAATAAATAATATATAAACATAAGTTTTTACATATAAGTTAAATATATAAAAATATAATGGTAACTCTTACTCTTATTATGATTGTTAAAAATGAATCATCGATTATAAAAAGATGTTTAGATTCTATTAAAAAACATATTGATTATATTGTTATATCAGATACTGGATCGAGTGATAACACTATTGAAATAATTGAGAATTACTTGATAGATAATAATATTAGAGGGAATATTTATAATGATGAATGGAAAAACTTTGGTCATAATCGTACAAACAGTGTTTTAAATGGCCAAAAATGGCTCGATGAACAAAAAATAGATAGGGAAAAAAATTATTTTATTACAATAGATGCTGACATGATTCTGGATTTTAAGGATTCATTTAGAAAAGAAAATCTTACCGAAAACGAATGCTGGACTCTATGTCAAGTAAATTCTTATATTAAATACTATAATACCCGTCTTTTTCGATCAGATCTACCATTTAAGTGTATTGGCGTGACACACGAATACTGGGTTTGTGATACTAAACATAAAGATGGTAAATTTGAAGATATTATTATCGATGACAGAGGAGATGGTGGATGTAAATCTGATAAATTTGAAAGAGATATAAAATTATTAACAAAGGGTTTGGAAGATGATCCAGGAAATTATAGATATTATTTTTATTTAGCTCAATCTTATGGAGATATTGGTGATGTAGAAAACTCTATTAAGTGGTATAAGGAAAGAGTAAATTCTGGAGGTTGGTTTGAAGAAATCTTTATTTCTTACAAGAGGATTGGAGAGTTATATATGACAAAAGGAGAACATGAGAAGGCTTTATACTATTGGGGTTTGGGATATGAATGTATTCCATATCGAAGCGAAACTCTTTATAAAATATGCAATTATTATAGAGAAAAAGGAAAAAATCATTTATCTCTTTTATACCTTAAGAAGGGTTTATCTATACAATACCCTAAAGATTTAGTTTTATTTTTAGAATATCCTATTTATGATTATAAATTTCTCAAAGAACTTGCTATTATTGGATTTTATGTAGATAAAAGAAAAGAGGCTCTTCTTGCTTGTCAATATTTATTGTTAACAAAAGACATACCAAATGATACAAGAGACGAAAGTTTTAGTAATAATTTTTTCTATATGGAGAGCTTAACAAAATATTCCGGTTTTAAAAATCATAACGTAATAGACATTACTCTAAAAAAGAATTTTATACAATCTAATTCTTGTCTAATTAATAGTAAAAAAGGATTTAAAGGTGTAATAAGAGCTGTTAACTATAGTATAAGTGATAAATTCGAATACAATATTAGAGATGATAATGGACATGTAACAACAAATAATTACTGGGCAGAATTCGACAATAACTATAATATTAAGATGTTTTATGAGATAGATTTAAATAGCAATATTAGTAAAACAAGAGAAAGTCATATTAAGGGTTTAGAAGATATTAGAATATGTTATGTTGATGATAAACTTTACGGATTGGCTGTTGATTGGGAACATGGTAGACACGATCATCCATGTGTTTCTCTTCTTCATTTTGATTTTGATGAAGATCATAAGTATATAATAAATAATATTATACCAATCACATATAATGATAATATATGTCAGAAAAATTGGACATTATATACAGAAAACTCTAAACTATATGTGTTATATTCACATCATCCTCTTACTATTTTGGAAATAAATCCGGAAGATGGAAGCTACATTGTAGTTAAAGAAAAATATAGTAAATATAATTTGAAAGATATAAGAGGATCAGCAAATCCTCTTAAAATTAATAATGAATGGCTTATTTTAGTACATGAAGTTACTCATAAAGATACAAGAAAATATTACCATCGTTTTCTAAAATATTCAGAAGATTGGGAATTACTTGAAGTTAGTATTCCATTTTATTTTAAAAATTTGTTTGTTGAGTTTTCTTTATCTATAATGTATAGTAGTGAAACAAATGATATAATGATTGTTTATTCTACAAGAGATAATACAACTGAAATTATAACATACGATTATTCAAAGATAGAATGGATTCCAAATGATATAAAGGAATATTTAATTTCTATATTATAAACTAAACAATAAATAAAAATGAAATCTTAATTTAAAATAAAATTAAGATTAAACTTAGACTCTAAACATTTAAAGCATTTAAAATATTTAAAATGTCATATTCCATCTTACAAGCGATTGAATCCATTAACAATCCTATTGCCAAAAGAACACGTCTAAATAACCCTGTAATTATTGAAATAGATGAGAAAGATGAAAATTATATTTCAGCTACAGAGTTCGAAAACTTTTGTCAGAATGATTTAATTTCTGATTGGTTTTCTCTTATTTCTAAAAAAATTAAGATTGATACCTTTAGCGGTAAAGCTATCCCTGAAAATTCTGATAGTCTTAAATTTTTGTTTGAAAAAGGTATAAAACATGAAGATAATATTATTAGTAAAATGAGAGAACTTACTAATCTATCTCTCGAAAAACATACAACTGTAAAAACAAGCAGAGAATATGATACAGTTAATAAATTAATCGAGAAGAAAGATTATGATAAAGTTCTTCTCTCTATGAAGAATGGAGAGCCTATTATTTATAGTGGATATATTTGTGACAAGAAAGAAAAATTAAGAGGAATTCCAGATTTGTTGGTAAGAGATGATTATATTCATACAATTTTTCCAGATCTGGATAATACAATTAGGGAGAACTTTGATTCCTATAATATGGAAAATAAAGTAGAGCATCATTATGTTCCTGTTGAGATAAAGTTTTCTAGTGTAGAACTATCTTCAGGAAATAAATATATCTTGAACAAAGGTCGTATGAAGATTTATAAAACACAACTATATGCTTATTGTAAAATCCTACAAGAAATACAAGGTGTATTTCCTCGTTATACTTTTATTATTGGAAAACGTACATTAACTCATAACAATAAAATTAAAGATTCTATTCAACATCCTGGTACAATTGATTATTTTAATCATGATAATGAACATGTTAAGCTTTTTATGGATGGAGTAAAGTGGCTTAGAGATGTAAAGAAAAACGGTTTAAACTGGACAATTGAAGATATTTATAATAAACATATCTTTCCCAATATGAAATCTAATAATACTCTTTATTTAAAAGATAAAAGAGAAATAGCCGACCAATATGGAGAGATTACTGATTTATGGAGATGTTCTACTTTTCACAGAAGTAATGCTTTAAAACATGGAATTTATTCATGGAAAGATGAAAGATTTAATAGTGATATTGTAGGTATGTCTAAGAATTATAAAAAATCACTTGATAATATTTTAAAAGTGAATCGAGAAGATTTTGATTATTTCCCATTGTCATTTTGTTCTAACGAATTTAGAAAAGTAGAAAACGAAATCTTTGTAGACTTTGAGTTATTAAGAGATTCGTTTGATACTGAATCATATGGTGATATGGAATATATTTTCTTGATTGGAGTACGTTATAAAGGAGAGTCTAAATCTTTTATGATGAACTTTTTAGATATTTCAGAAGAAAAACGAGTGATGGATGAATTTTGTGACTATCTATTAGAGATTGGAACCCCAAAATGTTGGTATTGGTGTGCTGAAGTAAACTTTTGGAATAAAGCTATTTCTCGACACTTGGATAGTCGCTCCTCTCTTGAGTCGATTAGCGATGATAATCCTAAATATAACAATATTAATTGGTCTGACTTGTATGAAGTATACACTAAAGAATCATTTGCTGTAAAAGGAAGTTTGAATTTTAAGTTAAAGAGTTATATTAAGAATTTAGTAAAGTTAAATAAGATTAATGTTGACCTTCCTCCACAAAATTGTAGTGATGGATTGTCAGCAATGACTATTGCTTGGAATTATTACACGAGTATTGATTCTCTCGGGAACCCGAAGGATGATATCTTAACTCAAGATATGAAAGATATGTTATATTATAACTCGTTAGATTGTCAGTATGTTGAAGAATTATTGAATTTTGCCAGAAATAACCTATAAAGAATAAAACAAAATCTTAATTTAAAAAAATTAAGATTAAATTATAATAATGGATATAATAATGAATATAATAATGGATATAATAATGAATATAATAATGGAACGAGATTTAAATTTAAGACAACAAATAAACCCCGATAAGGAATGTTTAAAATATCCTTATAAGTTCCATGGAGAGCTCTTTTTCAGTATAGAGATAATACTGGTCAAGTTCGTTATGGTTTTTATCTTGGCGAATGTGATTATACGGGGTTTGATTGTGATGGAACAATGAGACTTTTTATTTCAGATAAAATAGATACACTTATCGAAAAGGCTTTTACTAATCAAGATTATTTTTTATATGTAAATGAAACACATGTAAATTTATAAATTTTGATATATATTAATTTGTTTATCCGAAATTAGACAGTTATTTTTAATTCTTTTATAACTTATATTAATTGGCTTGTTAGCATCTTTCCAAAAAACAAACTGTACTTTAAAATATTTAAGTCTATTTATAAAATTTAAGTAATTTTTTATATATTTTTGCCAGAATAACATGTTATCTCCATTAGGATCACATGTTGGATAATCTTTACCGTATTTATCTTCTATATCATCTTTATATTTTTCAAAATTTTCCATTATTTCTTTTCTATTCTTTTTCATAAAACTTTTTTTTATAGTAATAATATATAATCCTTCTATTGTACTTGTTATATGAAATGATCCATAACCAGAAGCATATATATAAAGAGTAGTAAAATAGTCATCAGCACTTGGAAAAGCTACACAAACATTATATTTAATATAAGCATCAAATGGGTGTGTATGAAAAGATCCTACTGTTTCATTGTGTTTTACACTTTCGGTTTCACCTGTACTTACCGATTTCTCGTTAATTTCTACAGATAATGTGTTGTCACTTATTGGATATAGATCAAAAATACCTGATATTTCTTTTTGAGAATCACGGATAGCTTTACCGCTAAAGGTATCGTTCTTTTGGGATTGAAGAGAGGGTAAAAATGTGTGTTTATATAGGAAATCTATCGCGTGTTTTTTTAAAACGATATAATTAGAACAGGAATTATTGGAATTATATTTATAGTTTTTAAGTGTAAAATTTACCGTTGTTAGAAAATTGTTATATTTATTTTCATCTTTATTTTGTTCTTTTGATAAAAGTAAATATGGATTTTTAATTCTTTTGTTATTATGGATAAAAGGTGTATGAAAATTGTAATAATAAGCAACTTGGAGTTGTTTTTTAAAATCTTTATGTTTAGGGTTAAGAGCAATCATATTATTTTTATTTAATTTTTCAAAGTCGTGAATATTTTGAACTAATATTTCTTTCATATTTTATTATAATTAATAATTATAATAAAATTTAATTGTAATATAATTATTAATTATAATAAAATTTAATTGTAATATAATTTTATTCTTGGTGAAAATAATTCTTTAAGTTCGTACATAACTTTATAATAACTCTCTTTATATTTGTACATCTTTTTGATTATATCCTCTTTATTATATGCAGCCATTAGTACTTCATCAATAGGATTAATCATAAGTTTAAGGTAATATAGCTGATCGATATTAATATATTTTTTGTTTTCCTTAAAATAATCTAAATCTTCTATCTTATCGAACAATTTATCTTTCGTACTTGAGGATTCAATTACAACATAAGCCAATCTTTCACCTGCTGTTAAAAACGAACCTCTCTTTCTCATCTTTTGAGCAAGTTGCATTTGGCTTGGAAGTGCCTTATTTAAATATTCTTCTACTATCTGATATTCTAGTTGATTATGTATTCTGTGGTCTTCAATTTTATCTTCATTCTTTTCTATAATAAAATCCTTAAATATAGTTTTAATAATAGGAAGATTAGCATCAGGATCTAACAATTTTAGATCGAATAAACGCTTTTGAAGTTTTTTGTTAACGACATCTACCATTCCTTCTTCTCTGCAACTATAGCAGTACAGTGGTTCTTTATTTTTATCTGATCTATTTGGTTTGATAAAATAGGGTATTTTATTCTTACATTTTACACATTTTTTAAGTTTTTCATTGTGTTCATTATGTTCTTCTGAACAGTATAAAGAAGGTGATATTACTTTATTTTTACATAATAGACATATTTCTTCTGGTAGAGGTTTTATTTTATAATCTTTAATGTCTCCGATACTTTTAGAGATAGACAATTCTTTTGCTGTAAGAGAATAAGGGGATAAACGTTGTGATTCGTCTGTTAGAGTAGGATTATTTAGACGATCAATCTCATCTCTAATTGTATAGATGATATTCTCAAATTTTTCTTTATAAAATGTTTTCATGATAACTTTAGAATAAAAGTCACGACTAAAAGAAGAATTATCACGACGACTTAGGAGTACACCTCTTTTTTCTATTTTATCTTTTACTTTACCATTTACATCACATTTAAGAGCCATATATCTTTTTTTACTAAGAATAAGATAACGCCAATAAATTGCTTCTTCATAAGCAAACTTCATAGGTCTTGGAAAAAGAGACGATGTTTCTTCTTCAACTTGCCGACAAAACATATCTAAATTTCTTGCATCTTTTTCTGTTGTAAATTGTGGAAAAGATATATAACAACTATCCGTATTTTTAAGAATAATTCTTCCAACTCCTCCAAGAAAACGGCCACTTTCTGTTTCTATATCATAAACATATTCATTTTCTTTTGTTTCTGGTAGTTTAATAATCTTTTTTACTTCTACTTGACTCTTTCTAAATTTCTCACATGTATGAAGAGTATAAATATTTTCTTTCTTATTCCTAGTATTTATAGCTACATTATGACCAAGAGAATATAAAAGAGTGTATAAACCATGTGCTCCGATTTTTCCTTTAATATCAAATTTATATTGTTTAATTCTATTATATGTATGTTTGTCTCCATCTCCTTCATAATATCCATCAAAAAATTGTTTTTTAATTTGATCTGAACTATTAAGAATAAAATAAGGAACTTTTTTATATCCTTCCGAGTCATAAAATAACATTCTCCATTTTTTAACAATGTATTGCATATGACCTAAAGGAACAAGTTTATAAACAGAACTGCTTTGCATTGTGTCTAAAATTTTCCATTGAAATAAAGGTTCACATTTCTCTAATATAGATTTACATCTTTCCAAAAGTGATAAATCTTGGTTATTGATAGCCCAACTATATTTATTTCCACTCTTACAGTTATAAGCTCCACAAGATCCTTCAGCAAAAAACATTCCCCATACATAAGCTAATTCTTCATTTAAATATCTTGATAAGTTTCTGATATATTCAGTTTCTGATATATATTCTTTGTTGTGTATTTTTCTTTTAGAGCCATCAACAAGTCTTTGGTGATTCTGTTTATAAACACATTCTTTACACATCTTTTTATAGTCTTCATAAAACTCAAATGCCAGTTTATGTTCTTTACATTTTATGCATTCATATACTTTTCCTTCTATTAAAGCATCTTTAAATTCAACATCAAGAAAATCTTCTTTTGGAGGAAAGCTGTGGTAAAGTTCTGAACCAATTTTTAGTTCACTTGGTTTAATTTTGTTTAAATTTTCATCAAGTAAAGAATGATCTTCTGTTACATCAACACATCCAGTATGAGTAAGAACTCTATACATCTTTTTAACTGTCTTGTGTCTAATAACACGACGAATACGTGACCATTCATTTCCTGTCCATACTTCTAAAATATTCATAATACGATAGTTTCCTGAAGAAACAAATGGTAAAGTTTGTTGTTTTTCTTTACGATTGGAATCAATATCATCAGATTTAAATTCTTCGTAAGGTTTCCATACTTCTCCAATATTGTCTATTCTTAAAATATCTATTGTTCCATCTTCGTATCTTACAAGAATTGGTGTATCTCCTGTTACACTATCTCCATAGATCAATTTTGCTCCATAATTTTCTACTAAAAATTTAGAAGCTTTTTCAATGGATTGTCTTCCTTTTGCTGTTGTACACATTGCACCTGGAAGAAATGGTAAATAACCTCTTTTAACACCCATTCCACCATACATACTGTTACATGATACCTTAAAAGCTAATTGTCGTTTATCAAAAACTGTAATCATTCTTTCTGTTTCTTCTTTTTCTTTTTCATCAGTCATTTCTTCTACCAATCGTTGAAGTCTTTCCATTTCTTTTTTTGCCTTTTTACGGGCATCAATAAGATTTGTAAGAAGTGTTGGAATAATACCCATAGGCTCTCTCAAAAACCGAAAACGATTCTTTTTACAAATAACAATCTTTTTTGCTTTTACTATTTTAGTATCCGGACAAGTACAGTTAAAGTGATCTTCCCATTCAAATATATGACATTTTTCATCTGGAATACTCTCATCTAAAACAAGTGTTGAATAATCAATATTATAAGCAATAATTGTTGATGGATATAGACTTGAAAAATCAAAAGATACAACCATATCATATAAACCTGGAATAGGAGTAAATACATATGCTCCTGTAAAATGATCATTTTCATTTGTAACAAATGAATCTTTATCAATCACAATATTATCTTCCAGACACTTTTTATATACTTGAGAAAAAATCTTAATCTGCTGACCTTGTGTAAATAGAGTAAAAATAGGAGTATTGCAAGTATTAGACATTTCAGTCAACCCAATCCATATCTGAAGCTTTTCAAATAGTTTTATTACCAGTTCAGAATCCTTAACACAATACTTTGCAACAATACTTAGAGTTTCCGGAGTAAACATACGATAACATTTAAAAATACCCTTGTGTGTAAGAGGATCTTTTGTTTGTCCTATAAAAAAATCGGAAACTGTTTTTAATTTATAATTCTCAAGTTTATAATCTCGTTGAATAATAGGCAACATATCAATCCATAATCTGCCAGGAGAGTCAAGATATGTAAAGTTTTGATTTTTAAATGCGCTACTACTCCATTCAATTTTTACTTCTTTAGAATGTATTCCTCTAATAAAAGAAAGTTGATCAAACATAGAAGTAATAGCATTTAATTTAGTTCTACCATAAATATATGGAATATCAAATCCAAAAATATTATATCCACACAAAATTTGTGGATTGATTGTATTAATAATCTCATTAAAACCCATAAGTAAATCAGATTCCGTGTCAAACATTCTTATCTCAACATCTTCTCCTACCTTTTCTGGAATAATATCTACAATTTCTCCTTTTTTATTTTTACCCAAAGATAGAATAAATTTTTTATAGTTTTCTTCTTTATCACCATTACGGCATACAACACATGAAATTTGAAAGATTTTATCTTCTGGAAGATTTACTTGAGGAGTAATATTTGGATTACTTGAATTTACTTCAATATCAAAGCTCATAATAAGAGGAGAAGAAACTGTATTTTTATCAATTGGAATAAAGTTTTTCCAGCTCGCGACATATTCATGTGTACACGAACTTGTTTTATCATCTTCTTTATCGAGCTTAAATCCAGCGAATCTAAACCAACTTGACGGCTTTAGATTTTTTAGGCACATAAATTGAAGAATAGGATTAGCTTCGCTTTCATGTGTTTTTAATTGTATTTTTCCTACACCACTCACAATCATAGGAATTTTCATTTTATAAGAAAATTGTTTAAGATCAGTTGTTGACTTAAAATAACATTTTAGGAATGGATATAGATTATCTTCTAATTTACCTGATTTATCAGTGTGTTTTTTGGCATAGTATAATTTTCTCTTAAGTTCAAATTTTCTTTCTGAAGGTTTAAATCTTCCACACGTTTCATCAATTTTATTAGATATAGCCTGGACTTTTGATTTAGCTTCGTCCCAGTTTAAATTTTGGATATAAGGCAATTCCAAATAAAGATAAGGCTTAAAATCTTCAATAAGAATAAAGACACTTTCATTATTTTTACTTAGACCAAATATTCTTAATTTAAGAGAACCATATTCTTCATAAGTGTTCCAACTGTAAGGAAATACCTCCATATCTTTTCTTTTAATAAATTGGTATTATTTACTTATAAAATCATTTTTATAAGTAATATTTAACTATACGATAACTTAATTTATAAACCTTCAACGGTTTAATTAAAATTTTAAAAGATAGTAAAAAAAAAATAAAAATAAAAATAATGGTTTAAAGAAAATGTCATTAACTTCTCAACAACAACAAATTGCCCAAAAGGGAAATGAATCAAATTTTTATTCTCAATTCAAAACCAGAGCTGTACCAAATGGTTGTCAGACTAAAGTTATTGGACTTGGAAGTAACTGGAATAGAGGAGGTGTAAACTCTATTTTATCAGGTGTAAGAGCTACTCCTTATCTACCATGCATTACCAATGGTAATAAACGTGTATTAACAAGTAATATTAGTACAAGTCCAGCTGCTAACGGCGAACAGTTTTTAGGTTTTGGATATTATCAAACTGCTCAAGATGGAAACATCTACGTATAAAAATTAATAGATATTATTTCATGTTATTATTAAAATCAATAATAACATAATCACCATAATAACATAATCACCATAATAACATAATCACCATAATAACATAATCACCATAATCACACACATTATTTTTTCTGTCTAAGCATCTTTGTATTGATATAACTATCAGTTGCAGAATTATTATAAGTATCACAACACTCTGTCTTAAATGTCATTATTCCTTTTTGTAAAGGCTCTCCTGGTGCAAAATCAGATGACATTTTATAACCAGCAAAGTATGGAGCTCTTATACCCTTTCCAAATAAAGGTAATGGTCTACTCCTATAGTTATATAAATTCGAATAATCACTACAATTTATCTGTTGTCTTTCCATTTTATATTAAAGAATTTTAAATCTTTTTTGATTTAAAATTTATCATATTTATTTATATCTCTTATCTCTGTGTAATATATTATTATTTATGCCTTACGATTAATTGTTCGTCGAACAGGAGCCTTTGGTGCAGGTGTCTGCAAAACTGGTGGAGGAGGTGTAGAGTCATCATCTGAATCACCATTTACTGAATGACGATCATCATCTGA